AACGTTCGATGACCTACGGGTGGATCTGCTTCGATCCGAAAACCGGCATCTGGTCGAAGCCCGCTGACGACTGGATCCTTGAAGGCGATCCCGACCTGGTCGACTGGAGCACCTACGAGGTAATTCGCCACATCTACGAAAACCGAGGGTGGCGCGGCGCCCCCAGGGAATGGATCGACTACGCCGACGAGGGTGCCGCGTGACCGCCGTCATCATCCACCTCGCACTGTCCCTCGCCGCCCTCGCAGCGTCAGTCTGGTTTGTCGTCGAAGTGTGGCGCAGCATCCGCCACTGACCGGCCCGTCCGCCCTCGTCCGAAGCGCCCGGCACACCACCGGGCGCTTCGCTTTGTCAGCACGGTCCCAACGTCGTGGCCGAACACCGCCACCGCCGCCGCCATCGCGCCGGCCGCTGCTGCTGCCGCCCAGCCGGGCAGCCACCCCGGAGCGAACGCCGCCAGGTAAGCCGCCGCGAGCGCAGCGCCCGCCATCGTTTCGACCGCACGTCTCACGGCCCGCGATGGTAGCCCGTCGAGCGGCCCCGCGCGCGCATCACCTTGACACCCTGTCAAGGTGGAACAGCCGTGGAGGTTAGTCGCCCAGTGACCCGACCAGCGCCCTCCGTTAGACTGCAGAGCATGAACGGCATTGGTGTCCGCGAAGCCGCCCGCAAGTACGGCGTCCCTCATCGAACCCTGTCCGGATGGATCGCCGACGGCCTGATCCGCGTATTGCAGCGGCCCGCGAAACGCGGTCAAGCGATGCTCGTCTACGAGGCCGATGTGGCCCAACTCGCCCGCCACTACCGGCCCGGCCGCAGCCGCTGGCAGCGGCCGCAACTGCCCCCGGTACACGCCGCCTAAATCGCCCACTTGTTGCGCTAGTCGCCCACTTTCCCCTACGCTCCGCCCTCGTGGCGAGAGAACTGCACGCGGGCACCGTCCTGGTTGGTTTCGGGAAACTCCGGCCAGGACGGTTCGCCCGCGACGGGGAAACGTAGGTTGGATCTCCCCAACTGGATCGTTGACGAAGTCCTCCCGCCCGCGAAGCCCGCGGCGTGGAGGCTGATCGTGTACCTGTTCCGCCATGGCCGACCCGTCGCCGGGCGCTCAGGAGAGCGCCGCGTCTACTGGCGTGGCTCCACCATGGCCCTCGCCCGAGCCTGCGGCCTGTCACAACGCGCCCTGCTCGAGGCCGAACACGAGCTCGCGAGCACCGGCACAATAACCCTTCACGAACGCACATCGAGCCGCGCCCCACACGCCCTTTCTGCGCCCGTCGACCGCCCAACTACTGACAATTTGTCAGTAGTTGCAGAACTACTAGCCGCACCACATGCTGCTGGACTTTCCCCTATACCAACAGACAGGAAAGAGATGGACAGCAGCAAAGCAGACCAAGAGCGCTTACAGAATGTCAGCGCACTGGCCGAACGTGCCGGCGTCACGAGCCTCGCCGTTTGGCTTGCCCGCTGGGGTATCGGCCCCGTAGAACGGGCCCTCGCCTACGCCCTCGCCGAACCCCACGTCCGCAACCCCGCAGGCCTCGCTTATCGCCTGCTCGTCGCAGGCGATGCCGAGCACCTCCCCCCGCCAGAAACCGAAACCGACGCCATCGCCGCAGCCCGTGCACGGTACCTCGCACCCGTCGGATGGTGGCAATGAACACAGACGAGCTCGTCCCGCTCTTCATCGCCTCGCGCCGGCTGCGCCGTTGCTCACCCGCAACCGTCGCCTGGTATCGCGGCATGTTGCTGCCGTTCGCGCTCGCCATCGGCGCGCGGCCCGCAACCGTGGATGACATCGAGCAATTCGTCGCCGCCGCGACAGCGGCGGCCAGCGCGAGGACGCGGCTTCGCGCGCTTCGCGCGATGTACCGTTGGGCAGCCGACCGCTACGACAACCCCGACCCCACCCGGCGCGCGGGCCTGCCGATCGCTCGCCCCGCGCTTCCGCGCGTCCTCACCGTCGAGGAGCTGCGTCGCCTGGTCCGCGAAGCGTCCCGGCGCGGGCCGGTCGACTACGCCCTGATCACCACGCTCGCCGACACCGGCATCCGCATCGGAGAGCTCGCATCGCTCCGCGTCGCGTCGCTCGACACCGAAACGCACACCCTGCGGGTTTCCGGCAAGACCGGCGGACGGCTCGCACCGGCCTCGCCGGAAACCTTCGTCGCCCTCGCGGGCGCCGTCCTCGGGCGCATCGCCCGTCCTGCAGACGTTGCGTCGCTCCGCTTGCAACCGCCCGGAGCCGCCATCTGGCGAGCCTACGGCGACCCGAACCGCCCGATGGCCGTTGCGAGCCTCAAACGGCGCGCGCGCGAGATCGCGCTTGCCGCCCTCGGCCCCGGACGAAAGCTGGGCCCCCACACGCTCCGCCACACGATGGCGACCTACTACCTCCAGGGTGGCGGGAACATCCACCACCTCCAGCGCATCCTCGGGCACGCATCTATCAAGCAGACAACCGCCTACCTTCACCTCGCCGACGCCGACGCGTTCGTCGACCACGAACGCCTGTCACCGCTCCGGAGGCTCGCATGAGCCTGACGCTCGCCGCCTCCCTCGCAGCCCACCAGCGCGGCCCCGCGCGCCTCCCAGCGCTTCGCGTCCGCGCCCTCAACACCCGCGCAGGCTTCCCCATCCTTCGCTGGCAACGCATCTACTCCGGCGCCGAAGCCAACGTCCAAACCGCCGCCACCCTCACACCACTCGGCACCCTCCTCCGCTTCCGCAACAACGGCGGCACCGTCCAGGTCAACCGCGTCACCAACGCCAAAACCGCCACCACCGGCTTCGGCTCCTGGGTCAACACCGGAGCCTCCGCCACCAGCGGCCGCGGCATCGCCGCCGACTCCGTCGCCGGCCTCACCATCCTCGTCTACCCCCGCGGAAACATCCTGTACTACCGCACCTCCACCGACGACGGCGCCACCTGGTCCGCAGAAGCCACCGCCGTCAACCACGGCGCACCCGTCAACTGGCCCGCCTTCGCCTTCCGCGAAGACGCCACCGCAGGCTGCGCCTTCTTCGAGCAGGGCAACACCCTCTACCGCCTCCGCCTCACCTCCCTCTCACCCATCACCTGGGCCGCCTCCGCCACCGCCTGGACTCGCACCATGGCCACCATCAACGGCATCGGCGCCACCCACCGCGGAGGAGACTACGCACTCGCCATCACCGGCACCCGCACCACCACCCTCCACCCCGAAGTCAACGCCGCCATCTTCGGAGACCAGACCTTCCCGTCCAACACATGGTCCACCCTGAAAGTCATCATCGACGCCGACCCCGCATCCACCCTCGCCTACCGCCGCGCCCGCATCGCACGCCTCACCGGCGGCTCCATCCTCGCCGCCTGGCACCAGCTCGAATCCGGCCCCAACACCTTCAACGCCCACTACACCAGCCACCCACCCGCAGGCTCCGGCCCCACCACCGAATGGATCGAACCCGAACCCTTCGAACCCACCGGCGACGACGGCGTCAGCCTCACCAACGTCCGCGATGGCGTCATCTTCGCCACCACCGCACCCGGAGTCTGGCGCGCCACCCTCGCCGGCACCGCCGACCTCTCCCCCGGCCTCGTCAGCGTCCGCGCCAGCCTCCGGCCCTTCTCCGCCAGCCTCCACCTCGAACTCGACGACACCAGCGGCACCCTCGCCCTTGCAGCGCCAGAAGCCCTCTTCGCTGGCTGCGCCATCGAACTCGCCCTCGGCTACCGCTCCGGCACCGCCGGAGCCCCCGAATACGGAGCAACATGGACCTTCATCGCCGACCGCATCACCCACCGCCTCGACGGCAAAGGCCGCCGCCTCTGCACCATCGAGGGCACCGGCCTCTGGGAACTCCTCGGCCGCTGGCAGGCCCCGCAAGCCTGGCAAGTCCCCGCCGGCACCCTCACCCGCTCCGCCATCTTCACCCGCATCCTCGCCCGCGCAGCGGGCATCCTCGCCGTCTCCGCCACATCACCCGAAGCCCCCACCACCGACTGGACAACCCCCACACCCTCCTGGTCCCTCGCGCAAGGCGAGTACGCCGACAACGCCGCCCGCCGCCTCTTCCAGCTCACCGACGACCTCCCCCGCGCCGACGGCTCCGCCATCGAAGTCGTCGGCACCTCCACCACCACACCCGCCAACCACACCTTCGCCTGGCAGGCCACCGGCACCGACCACCCCGTCTACGACCTCGAACTCAGCGAGGCACCCAAACCCGTCAACTGGGCCCGCGCCATCGGCCCCGACCGCTACGCCGACTCGATCGACTACCCCGACCTCTACGCCACCGGCCCCCGCCGCCGCACCGTCCGCCAGCTCGACGCCACCACCAACGCCCGCGCCGACGGCTACGCCCGCGGCATCCGCCGCAGCTGGCGCAACGCCATCACCGGCGGCTGGAACCACGTCGTCAACAGCCGCCAGCGGCTGCAAAGCCAACACGACGCCGCCGAAACCACCATCGCCCGCCAGACCGCAGACCGCGGCACCCTCCGCATCCCCGTCCACTGCGGCCTCCAGCTCTTCGACCTGCTCGACGTCACCCACCCCCTGCTCCAGGCAGGGACCACCCGCTACCGCGCCGTCGAACTCACCCTCGACTACGCCGCAGGCCCCGCCGGCAACGCCCGCTACGACCTCGAAATCGCCCTCGGCGACCCCTGACCTATGCCAGCTTTGTAACGCTGGCACGACATCTTTCGCTTACGGAGCGTGCAATCGGCAACCTTTTACCGCTGAAAATTTTTCACCAACCCCCGAACCTGAAACCGCACCACATGCTGCTGTAGATCTCGATCTCCTGATCTCTCTCCTGGAAAAGAGATCCAGCAGCATGTACACACTCAAACGTACCTACGGTTAGGAAAACCCGTACGTACGTTTGGCGAGCGGTGACAAATTGTCACCACTGGACGGAGTCCCCCGATGCAAACGCCCCATCCCATCAACTTCCGCACCGCCAGCGCAGCACTCCAGGAGCGCCGCTCGGAAATCGGAAATCGACACTCGGAAATCGTCCCCGACCCCTACCTCGCCCTCCGCGAAGCCTTCCGCCGATTCGTCGAACACTGCGACAACGACGGCTGGGAAATCGCCGGCCGCGACGACGAGCCCGATATCCTCTCCGTCGAACTCCACCACCCCGCCCGCCCAGGCACCTGCTGCACCGTCTTCGTCACCATCAACGAGGACCTCCCGTCATGACCGGCCCAGAACACGCCCTCGCCTCCGCTCGCGCATGGTGGGACAGCCAGCGCCTCGCCCTGCCAGCGCTCGCCCCGCTCTTCACCACCGACCAGGTCCCCAGCGTCGACGGCCGCATGACGCACCGCGTCGCCGCCGTCTCCGACTTCGTCGACGCCAACGGCTGCGACGTCACCATCGTCACCGTCCACCGCCACACCACCCCTCGGAAATCGGAAATCGAGGCTCGGAAATGACCACCCTCGTCTTCACCCGCCTCCCCGTCCCCGGCGGCTCCCCCATCACCACCCGCTTCGGCCAGGTCTTCACCCTCGACGACGGCATCCAGCGCACACACCGCGGCGTCGACTTCGGCGTGCCCGAAGGCACGCCCATCGTCGCACCCGCCGCCGGCTGGATCGTCGACTTCACCAACGACGGCTCCTTCGGCCTCGCCGTCTGCATCGAACACCCCGGCACACCCTGGTACTCCCTCTACGCCCACCTCTCCCGCATCGACGTCGCCATCGGCCAATGGGTCGATACCGGCTTCCAGCTCGGCAAGTCCGGCAACACCGGCCTATCGTCCGGCCCACACCTCCACTGGCAGGTCTGCAACACCAAAGCCTTCCCACCCGACATCACCCGCAGCGCCGACCCCCTCACCTTCCTCGCACCCCTCCCCGCCCAGCCCGAACCGGGAAATCCACCGGGTGCCGGTGCACTACCACCGGCACCCGTCCCGGCGGCCGCCCCAGACTTCGCCATCATGAACGACGCCCTCCAGCAACGCTTCGAACTCATCCGCATCGCACTCCACCCCGACCTCACCATCGTCACCCGCGCCCTCCACGCCGCCCGCGGAGCCATCCGATGAACGAACAATCCCGCGCACAGGCAACCGGCGTCCGCATGGCCGCCGACTACATCGCAGCCCTCCCACCCGACCGCACCCTCAACGACGCCGCCACCTACCTCCACGAATTCGCCGACGCCATCGAACGCATCGCCATCACCATCGAACGCATCAGCGACGACGACTACATCGCCGTCTTCGTCGATGAAGCCCAGGCCGGAGAAGTCGATGCCGTCATCCGCACCAACTTCCGCCGCCCCGGCCCCCGCAAGGAAACCCCCCGTGGCTAAAGAACTCAACCCCTTCGCCCTCGCCCAGCAAATGACCGCCAAACTCACCGAAGCCGGCTACCGCGTCACCGTCGACACCATCGGCGACACCCGCACCGGCTCCCTCCTCGTCAACTTCGAGAACATCGAGTACCAGGGCCAGGTCTCCGTCCGCGTCCTCGGCGGCCAACTCTCCCTTACCCCCCTCCAGGAGACCCGGCCCGATGCTGGCTAACGCCACCCTCGTCAGCTTCGACCCCACCACCTGGACCGCCACCGTCCGCCCCGACGGCTCCGCCGCCACCACCCTCACCACCATCCCCACCGCCGCCAACATCGCCCCCGCCGACCTCATCCCCGGCCGCCGCGCCCTCATCTGGCCCGGCGAAACCGGCGAACCCGGCGACTATCTGCTACTCGCCGTCGCCGGACCGCAGGCCGGGAGCTCACCGCTCCCGGCCTTCGAAGGCCACATCCTCGCCCGCGCCGGGCAGGCAACCATCTTCAGCAACAGCGCCGCCGAACAAACCCTCTTCAGCTACACCGTGCCCGGCGGATTGCTCCGCACCGACCGCGCCCTCCGCCTCACCACCCTCCTCCGCTACCTCAACAACACCGGCGCCAGCCGCACCTTCACCCTCCGCATCAAATTCGGCACCACCACCCTCTACGACGACGTCTCCACCGCCTGGTCCAGCACCACACAGGACCGCCCCATCATGCTCCGCATCACCCTCGCCAACGCCGGAGCCAGCAACGCCCAGGAAATGGCCTTCCACCTCGATAGCCCCTCCGTCACCACCCTCACCAGCACCACCGCCGGCCTCGGGGACCTCGCCACGACCCCCTACGCCCTCTTCTTCGGCGGCGGCTCCAGCACAGAAGACACCACCGCCGACCGCCTCTTCGCCGTCACCCTCCAGGCCTCCAACGCCAGCACCCTCCACACCGCCACCCGCCGCCACGCCACCCTGGAGCTCGTATGACCAGAACAAGCCGACCCTCGCCGCTGCGCAGCTACCAGCTCGACCCCTACCGCGCGATCCTTCGTGCAGCCGTGCGGCACGACGCCGACAGCATCGTCGTGAGAATGTCCCGGCAGGCGGGCAAAAACGAGTTGAGCGCCCGCGTCGAGGCCGCCCTGATCAGCGCGAACGCGAGCAACCCGAGCGCCGTCGGCGTCAAGGCGGCGCCGACGCAGGACCCGCAGGCCGTCCGTTCGCTCGCCCGGCTCGCGACCACCTTGCGGGCTTACGGATTCCAGCGTCCGCGCTTGCGCGCGGGCGGCGACCACGTCTACCTCGACAGCGCCTCATGGTGGTTTGGCTCCGGCGAGCCGGAGGCCAACGTCGTCGGGGCAACGGCCAGCCTGTTACTGGAGTTCGACGAGGCGCAGGACTTCGCCATCGACAAGCACGACCGGGACTACCGTCCGATGGCGGCGGCGACCGCGGCGGCGACCGTCTACTACGGCACCGCCTGGACGGACTTCGACCTCCTCGCGCTTCAGCGCGAGGAGGCGCTCAAACGCCAGGTGAAAGACGGGCGGCAGCGAGTCTTCGATATCGACTGGACCCGCGTCGCCAACGAGGTGCCCGCCTACGGCCTCTTCGTCGAGGCCGAGCGCGAGCGCCTGGGGCACACGCCAGAGACGCCGCACGTCGCCTTCATGACGCAGTACGAGCTCAAGACCCTCGACCAGCAAGGCCGGCTGCTTACCGCAGCCCAGCTTGAGCGGCTGCACGGCAGCCACCCGCGCCAGACCGCGCCGGGTTCCCCGTCGCACAACGTCTACGTCTTCGGCATCGACGTGAGCGGGTCGAACATGAGCGGCGCGCCAGACCCTGACGAAACCGTCGTCACGGTCGGCCGCTCCCGGTTCCCCGGTCGCGGCCGGAACGCCGAGCCTATCACCGAGATCGTCGAGCAATACGCGTGGGCCGGACGCGACGACGCAGACGCGCGCGCCGAGGTCGAGCGGCTCGCCGCCATCTGGCGGCCCGTTCACTTCGCCGTGGACGCGACCGGCATCGGCGAGCCGCTCGCAAGCTGGCTTATCGCCACCTTCGGCGAGCGCAAGGTAACCGCCATTAAGTTCACCGCCGCAAGCAAGAGCAGCCTCGGGCACGACATGCTCGCGGCCATCAACGTCGGAGCGCTCAAACTTTGGGCGCCGGGCCCAAACGACAGCGACCACGCAGCTCTCACCCGGCAGTTTCGCCTCGCCCGGCGGGAGCTTCGCCCTGACGGGCGGCTCGCCTGGTACGTCGACCAGCGCGACGGCCATGACGACCGCCTCATCTCCACCGCCCTCACCGTCCGCGCCGCCCAGCGCGGCAAGCCGCGGATCGCGCGGTCGTATACTGGAGGCCAACCACCGTGAGCACCCCCCTGCCGCAACTGATCACGTCCGAGAACGCCACCGTTGAGCGGCGCCGGAACTACGCGCGCTTCCGCGCGATCTACGAAGGCACGCCGCCCCACGCCCTGCGGCGTGCCAAGAACCGGCGCCGCTCCGTCCGGAACTGGGGCGCGCTCGTCGTCGACACCGTCACCAGCTACATGGGCGACCCATCGATCCAGCTTGGCGACACCGGGGAGCAAAACGCCGCCGAGGCGTACCTCGCCGAGATCTACCGCCGCGAGCGGCTTCCAGCTCGCGACTACGAGACCGAAGTAGCGTGCGCCGTCGACGGCGATGCCGTATGGAAGGTCACATGGGACGACCGCGAACGCCGCGTTCGCGTCAGCGCGGTCGACCCGGCCCGGGTCTACGCCCTCACCCGGCCCGACGACCTCGAAGAGGTCGAACTCTTCGCCGAGCAATACACCATGCGGGCCGAAGACGGCCCGATCCTGTTCAACCAGCACCTGCGCTCCTTGAACACCACCAGGGCGACCGTGACCATCACCGAGGAGTGGACCCCCACCGCATGGCGCATCTGGGTTAACAACGACCTGGAGCAGGACGCGCCGAACCCGTACGGCGTCATCCCGTACGTCCACGCGTGCAACTACCGCAACCCCTATCGCCTGTGGGGCGCGTCCGATATCGGCCGCGTCGAAGGGATCCTGGAGACGATCGACCAGGCGGAGTGGGACAACGATGACACCATGGCGCTCGCGGGCCTGCTCGTCATCCTCACCAACGTCGACGAGCAAGCCGACCTGGCGGTCGCGCCCGGAGCCATCTGGAGCCTGCCCGAAGCCGCGCAGGCATCGACCCTTGACGTGCTCCGGGGCAACCTCGGAGGCCAGCGGCTGGCCTACCTTGACCACCTGACGGCGACGCTCCAGCAGCTTTCGCGCACGCCGTCCACCGCCCTCGGCGGCAGCGGCGGACCCGTCACCAACGTCTCAGGCCTTGCGCTCCAGGTGCAGTTAGGCCCTATCCTTCGTCTCGTGGCGCGCAAGCGCCGCACCCGGTCTGTCGCCTACGAAGCCCGCGCCGCACTGATGTTGCGGCTCGCGGCCATGTTTGGCGGTCTGCCCGAGTCCTCCGCCCAGCTGACTCCAAGCGTTCACTGGTCCGAGACCGTGCCGACTGACCGGCGGGATGCCCTCGAAGCCGCTGAGATAGAGGCGCGGCTCGGCCGCGACCTTGTCGAAGTGCTTCGCTCCATCGGCGTGGAGAACCCCGCCGAGGAGTTGGCCGCCCGCCTACGTCAGCGCTCCCACGGGCTCGACCCGTCGGCTCAGCGAGAGGAAACCCCGGATGGAAGACCAGACCCCAAGACCGCCCGACCTTAGCGAGCAGCTCGCGGCACTGGAGCGCGAACGCGACGAGGCGCGCGACGCCCTCGCCGCGGCCCGCGCCACCAGCGCAGCCGCCATCACCGCGGTCCGCGACACGCTCCGCGCCGCCAACCCCACCATCCCACCGGACATGATCGACGGGGACAGCGTCGACGCCCTGACCGCCTCCGTCGAACGCGCACGGGCATTCGCAGCACAGGTGCTCGAACGCCACACCACCACGCACGGGAACGGCGGACCGCCCGCCGTCCCGCGCGGCGGCGGCGCACCTGCGCCCATCGACTATTCGAAGCTTCACCCGCATGAGCGCATGCGGATCGGCTTCGAGCAGCGCCGCTCCGCGGCAGGAGGGTAGGAGGCCACCATGGCAATCACAGACGCACAGACCGGCGGGCGCGTGGCCGAGGGCCACTGTCCCGTCAAGATCACCCTCGCGGGCACCGTCGCCACCGGCGACCTGATCGGCTACAGCAGCGGCTGGAAGCGCGCTCTTGCCACCGTCGGCAGCGTCGTCCAGGCCGAACTAGTCGCGGGTCAGGACGGCGTGACCGGCGACGAAATCACGGCGTTCGCGGTCGCGGTCGTCGACGGCCGCATCAGCGGCGCGACGCCCGGCGCCGCAATCTACGCCGCCGAAGGGACCGCCGCAGGCAAGGTGACCGAGACGGCGCCGACCACGCAGGGCGACGCCAACAAGCGTGTTGGCGTCGCCCTCAGCGCGACGGCCGTACTCCTCATCCCCGCCGCCAACCCCTCATCCCTCGCCCCGTAGACCACCCCGCAGAACACCCCCGGAGGGTATTGACCAATGGCTATGACACTCGCCCAGGCGAACGACCTGAGCAACGACCAGCTCCTCGCCGGACTCTACCCGGCCATCATCGAGGAGAGCCCCGTGCTCGCCTACCTGCCGTGGATCCCGGTCATCGGCACCGCGCTCCGCTACAACCGCGAGCTCGCGCCCGCCACCGTCGACTTCCAAGAGGTAGGCGGCACATGGGTCGAAGGCACCGGCACCCATGAAGACGTGACCGTCGCCCTGAAAATCCTCGGCGGCGATGCCGACGTGGACAACTTCCTCGCGACCAGTCGCGCCGACACGAACAACCTCGGCATGATCGTGCTGGAGCAGAAGGTCAAAGGGTTCGTCCGCAAGTGGCAGGACGCCTTCGTCTACGGCGACTCCGGTGCCGACGCGAAGGAGTTCGACGGCCTGCACGTCCTCTGCGCCGCCAACCAACGTGTTCACGCTGGCGCGGGCACCGTCCCGGGAGCGCTCTCGCTTCTGGAGCTCGACGAGATGATCGACCTGGTCCGGCCCGGCAAGCCGACCGTCCTGATGATGACGCGGCGCACGCGCCGCTACCTCTCTCAGTTCGCCCGCGATACCGGCGAGAGCGTCGTCCGGACCGGCCTGGACCAGTTCGGCGCATGGGTCAGCAGCTACGACGGCATCCCGATCGTCATCAACGACTTCATGACCGACACCGAGGCCATTTCGGGCGGAACCTATGCCGCCAAGACCGGCGGCACCGGCTCCAGCATCTTCGCGATCCGCTTCGCGGAGGACGGGGTCGTCGGCCTTCGGGCAGGTGACCTGCCCATCATCGAGGACATCGGCCTCCTCGAGACCAAGGACGCGACGCGCATGCGCGTCAAGGCATACGTCGCCACCGCTCTGCTAAGCGAGCTCTCGCTCGCCTGCATCGACGGCATCGACGCAACCGCGGTCGTCCCCTAAGGACGGCGACTCCGGGAACCGTGCCGGGCGCGGGTTC